ATAGACCTTACGACTATTTCCAAAAACCACAACAACAGCAATATGTTCAACAGCAGCCAATTCAGCAACCACAATCAGTACAGAAATTTGATGCTGAATTTGTCGCTAAATATCAGGCAGCTAAGCAGCAGGGATTGATTTAAAAACCTTTTTCCCTGATTACAAAAACCGTCTATTTGATGTAACGTAGTTTCATAAAGGAGTGTCTTCAGGGGAATTGAGACACATCGCGTATAACAACTGATTTAACGTATTTTTTGAGTGTCTCAAGGCGTAGTCTAGACACTCCGACAAGGGGATATATGATGCAGTTTTCAGATTGGGTTCAACTTGTATTTTTAGTCTTATCGGCTGTAGTAATTATTATCAAGTTTGTTGTAAGTTTTCATCGTGATCTTCGAAACCAACGGGATGATGATCAATACATCCCTTGATTGACATTTTATTACATCTCGAGTTAAACCGGAGAGCTTGCCCTGGTATCAAAAAAATGAATAAAATCAATACTTGTGATTTTTGCGGGATTGGCAAAATATGACAGAAAAAGCCTTTTATATATTTGCCCTTTTTTGTGGGGCTTTTTATATTTTTTATCTTTTTTATGGATTAAATTTTAGCTTCTGAAAGTTCGCATAATGTGTGCCTGATTATGTAACATAGCCGATTTGCCATAATTTCATAGCAAATCGGCGTTTTTTTTACATAGTCGGCATTATGCGATCTGAAGGCTAGAGCAGGGTGCTTTTACATTAATCCTCTAGAATCAAGTTTCCTGAAGCACCTACACTTATTTTCTCAAGCGCTAGATTTATAACAGCGTGCACAACTTCGCTATCTCTTAGAGGTTGTTTATTTTTTTCCATAAGTTTCTTGTTTAATGCAACCGCTTTGATACGGATTGCTTCTTGTTCTTCATCACTTAATCTCACGGTTTTTGCCATTTCTGCTACCTAGTTCCTGAACTGCCTACAAAAATACAAATAAATATGTATACAAGTGTTGCAAATACATGCATATTTGTTCTATATTTTCTGCAATGTGATTTGTATACATGTATAAAATGGATAAAGAACAAGCATTCGAGATCGTGGCTAAGATCATTTTCGATAGAGCCTGCACTTTGGTTGTTGGGGGAAATCCTGCTTACGAGTCGGAGCTTGTTCTACGTCACATAGAAATGTGCATGGTGGAGTGGGGCTATAAGTCTGCCAAAGTAGCGGAGTACTACGACATGTTGAAAGCTGAGAATGATAATTTCCGTTCAATGGGGATTTGCTAATGGGTGAGTATAAAAAACAACCAAACCCCACAGCTTTATCGGGGGGATTGAAAAATGCGATGGTTGTAGCCCCCATTAATAAGATGGGGGTAAAGACATCCGATACGCAACTGCAAGACGCCGATCTCCCGTATCAAGAGCATTCGCTATACACAATTCCATACGCTCA